TTACATACAGGAAGCAAAAAAGGTCCTGTAGTAAAATCTAGAAAACAAGCAATTGCAATTGCTCTTTCAGAAGCCGGTAAATCTAAAAAGAAGAAAAAATAATGGAATCTTGGAAAGACTTACTACCTTTGTTAAAACAAAAACTATGTAAAGTAGTTTGTACTATTTTTAATATTAAACAATGTGCATGTAAAAAGGAGAAAAAATAATGTTAAAAAAAATACCAGTTGAAAAAAAAGATTCTTTAGGCAAACTACCAACTAAAGTCAGAAACAAAATGGGTTTCATGAAAAAAGGTGGAATGGTTAAAAAATCTAAAATGAAAAAGAAAAAATAATGAAAAAAGAATGTGCCATTTGCAAAAAAGAATTTGAAGCTACAAGTGAACATCAAACGATTTGCAGTGATGCATGTAAACAGGAGGCGTTAGCAAAATTAGACGAAGGGTCTGATGAATGTTTATCGTGTCAATAAATGGCAAAACTTTGTCCAAGAGGAAAAGCAGCGGCAAAAAGAAAATTTAAAGTATATCCAAGTGCATATGCTAATATGTATGCTTCTGCAGTTTGTTCTGGAAAAGTTACACCAGGTGGTAAAAAAAATAAATCACAACAAAGAAAAGCAAGATCTAATTATAATCAAGGTGGGATTGCTAAAGGTTGTGGAAATGTAATGGATAATAGAAGAAAAGTTACAAAAAAATATTAATATGGCTCAAGGTGGTTTAAGAAAATGGGTAGCAGAGAAATGGGTAGATATTGGAGCTCCAAAAAAAGACGGCAAGTATCAACCTTGTGGTAGAAGCAAAGGATCCAAAAGAGCGTATCCAAAATGTGTTCCATTAGCTAAAGCTAGATCTATGTCATCTTCTCAAAAATCTTCCGCTGTAAAAAGAAAAAGAGCAGCAGTTAATAAAGGCCCTAAACCAACTAATGTTAAAACATTTACAAGGAGAAAAAAGTAATGGCTAGAACAGCGGCTTGGCAGAGAAAAGAAGGTAAATCAAAATCAGGCGGTTTAAATAGAAAAGGTATTGCATCCTATCGTGCAGCAAATCCTGGTTCTAAATTATCTATGGCTGTAACGACGAAGCCATCTAAATTAAAAAAAGGTTCTAAAGCAGCAAATAGACGTAAGTCTTTTTGTGCTAGAATGAGCGGAATGAAAAAACGCTTAACGTCTGCTAAAACGGCCAGGGATCCGAATAGTAGAATTAACAAGTCCCTGCGCAAATGGAATTGCTAGAAAGGCAAAATGGACGAACTAGTTATAGTTTATAAAATACAAAAAAGAATACAAAGTACTCTTCAACAAATAGGTGATGTCATGATTAGTGGAGGGGTTGACAATTATGAGAAATATAAGTATTTACTAGGACAGGCACAAGCCTATCAATTAATATTACAGGAAATCTCTAACCTGCTAAAAGATAAGGAGCAACCAGATGAGCAACCAGACACCACCAATGTCGTCGAATTTGGAGACAGAGGTACCGAAGATTAAATTAGGTCTTCAAGAAAAATACGAAGAAGAAAAAAAACAATTACCTCCAGAAAAAGAAGGATTAAGTCCAGACAATATTGGATCTGATGTAGTTGATGAACTACCGGAACCAACTGGATATAGACTTTTAGTTTTACCTTTTACTCCAAAAAATAAAACTAAAGGTGGAATTTTATTTTCACAAGAAACATTAGATAGAGCAAGAATAGCAACTACTTGTGGTTACGTTTTAAAAATGGGACCACTTTGTTATCAAGATGAAAAATTTACATCAGGACCCTGGTGTAAAAAAGGAGATTGGGTAATCTTTGCCAGATATGCTGGATCGAGATTACCAATAGAAGGTGGAGAAGTGCGAATACTTAACGATGACGAAGTAATAGGGACAATTAAAAATCCTGAATCGGTACTTCATCTCATATAACATAGGAAGGAACTATGCCAGAACTAGAAGAACAAAAACAAGATCTAATTGATGTAGGCGAAGAAAACGGAGCCGAAATTAATTTTGATGACAACAACGAACCTCAAAAAGAAGAAGTTGTTGAAGAAAAATTAGAAGTAGAACAGGAAACAAAAGAAACTCCTGTTGAAACTAAAGAACAAACTAAAGACGCTAAAGATGAGTTAGCAGAATATAGTGAAGGCGTTCAAAAACGTATTGCTAAACTAACTCGTAAAATGCGTGAAGCAGAGAGACAAAGAGAAGAAGCAATTGCTTATGCTCAATTAACCAAAAAACAAAAAGATGAACTTGAACAAAAGTTTTCTACTATTGATAAAGGTTATGTTAATGAATTTGAGAGCAGAGTTAAAACTAGTTTAGCAGCAGCTAAATTAGCATTAAAAAATGCAATTGAATCTCAAGACGTTGAAGCACAAATTGCAGCACAAGAACAACTAGCTAGTTTGAGTGTTGAAAACGCAAGACTTGTTGCTTTAAAACAATCACAAATATCTACACCTACTAAAGAAGTTAACATTACTCCTCAACAATACGAGCAAGTGTATACTTATAATGGTAGACAATTACCAAATGACATACCTACGGATCCTAAAGCAGAAGCTTGGGCAGCTAAAAATACATGGTTTGGTAATGATTCTGCAATGACTTATACTGCATTTGATATGCATAAAAAACTTGTAGAAGAAGAAGGATATGACCCTAAATCTGATGAATATTATGTTGAAATTGATAAAAGGATAAGACTTGAATTTCCACATAAATTTGATAAGATAGAAGGTACTTCTACAGAAAGAGCAAAACCTGCTCAAGCTGTAGCATCGGCTAAACGTTCAGCCCCAACAGGACGCAGAAAAACTGTGAAGCTCTCGCCGTCACAGGTAGCAATTGCTAAAAGATTAGGCGTGCCACTAGAAGAATATGCGAAACAATTAAACATCACGGAAGGAGTATAGGCATATGGAAAACGAAAAAATAACAACTTCACGTGCGAGTCAAGAACGAACTAAAACTGAAAAGAAAAAAGTTTGGACTCCACCCTCATCACTAGATGCACCACCTGCGCCAGACGGCTATCGTCACCAGTGGATAAGAGCAGAATCTATGGGTTTTCAAGATACGAAAAACGTAGCTGCTTCATTACGAGAAGGATATGAATTAGTTAGATCTGATGAATATCCAGAAGGTAATTTTCCAACAGAGACGGAAGGCAAATACGCAGGAGTCATTGGAGTAGGAGGCCTATTGCTGGCTAGGATACCAGAAGAGATCGCAAAGCAGATTGATGCATATTATGCAAAACAAACTGCAGACAAAGAAGAAGCAATTAATAACGATCTCATGAAGGAACAGCACCCAAGTATGCCAATCAATAATGAAAGGCAGACTCGTGTAACCTTCGGTGGTACAAAGAAATAATTTTTTAGTAATTTCTAATACCAACGAATTAACTTTAACAATTAAAACAAGGAAAATACTATGGCAAACTCAAGCACAGTAGGATTCGGTTTAAGAGCAGTCATGAATGTTGGAAACACTCCAGCTACTTCAGGACAATCTGAATACCTAGTCCAAACAGCACCAGGAGTTGGTTTGTATAAAGGTGACCCTGCATCTATTCAAGATGCTTCAGGAGCACAAGGATATGCACAAGATGCATCTTTTACACTTACTGACGATGGTGGAGCCGGTGGATCTTCATATACGAACGCAACAGAAGCACTTTTAATAGGTGTTCTTAACGGGTTCTTCTATATTGATTCAACTGGAAAACCAACTTTCGCTAATTCAGTTCCAGCAGGAACTACAACTAGCGTGAATTACAATACAGGTAGTAATGATATTACTGCTTTTGTAATTGATAATCCAAATCAAGAATATGTAGTAAAATTAGACGATGCTGTTACACAAGCAGGATTCGGACTAACTACTTCATATAATATTAACAACTGGACAGCGTCATCTAATAAAGACGGTCAATCGATCGCTACTTTAGATACGACTACTCCAGCATCAACAAAGATGTTTACATTAGTAAGATCTGCAAATGACCCAGAAAATAAAGATATTTCTGTAGCAGGAGCAAACGTGATCGTTACTATTTCTAAAGCGTCTGCGTTGTATAACTAATAGCGAATAGGAGATAAATAAATATGGCTATATCACGAGCACAACTAGTTAAAGAACTAGAGCCAGGTTTGAATGCACTATTCGGCTTGGAGTACAAACAATACGTAAACGAAGCAGCAGAAATTTTCGATACTGAAACTTCAGACAGAGCTTTTGAAGAAGAAGTAATGTTATCAGGATTCGGAAACGCAGCTGTAAAACCTGAAGGTCAAGGTGTAACATTTGATGATGCACAAGAAACTTTCACGGCTCGTTACACTAACGAAACAATCGCATTAGCGTTTGCAATCACAGAAGAAGCTATTGAAGATAATTTGTATGACAGACTTGCGTCTAGATATACAAAAGCTTTAGCAAGATCTATGGCGAACACTAAACAAGTTAAAGGAGCAGCGGTTCTAAATAATGCATTTAGTAACACTTACGCTGGTGGTGATGGAGTAGCACTTTGTTCTACAGCTCACCCTACTCTTGCTGGAACTTTCTCTAACGAGTTAGCAACTCCTGCAGACTTGAACGAAACGTCTTTAGAGCAAGCTCTAATTGACATCGCTGCGTTCACAGATGAAAGAGGCCTAAAAATTGCGGCTAGAGGAATGAAATTAGTAATTCCTTCTGCGCTTCAATTTACTGCTGACAGACTAATGGCGTCTCAAGGCAGAGTTGGCACAGCTGATAATGACATCAATGCTATTAGAAACATGGGAATGATTCCTCAAGGATACACAGTGAATCACTTCTTAACTTCTAATAAAAAATGGTTCATTAAAACAGATGTACCTAATGGTCTTAAACATTTCATGAGATCACCTATCAAAACTACTATGGAAGGTGACTTCGATACTGGAAATGTTAGATACAAAGCTAGAGAGAGATACGTTTTCGGATTCTCTGACCCTAGAGGTATCTTCGGATCTGACGCAGTATAATCGTTAGATTATATTTTTTAAAAAGGGAGGTCCTTGTTGACCTCCCTTTTTTTATGTGCTACATAAAACAAATCATGAAAAAATTCCTAGTACATATTTGGGCTTACAGTCACCATGCAAAATTTGAAGTCATGGCTGAAGATAATTCTGAATCTGTTGAAAATGCTATACTTGACAAAATAGGAGAAAAAAGTATAAAATGGGAAAATCTCGGCATCTCTTATGATCCGAAGATTAAACGTATAACTTTTGAGGAGGTTATAAATGATACAAGACCTATACAAAGCGAAAAGGTCCTTGGAGTTGAAGTGGGAACAAGAGTATCTTGATAATGGCAAGTATACTCTGGATATGGTTCAAATAGATAATAAAATAAAAGAAATTATCTTTGAAATCAAATCCGAGGAAAGTAGAATAGCACAAAGAGATGCTACTATTTTCAACACTGCTCCAGAAGTTTCTGTAGCTACTTAATAGTAAAAAGCTACATCATTGAAATTAGCAAGTTCATATAAGGATACCTTGCACTCTTCTAAAAAATAAGCTATAATTTACTTACTATATAATTTAACTTGGATGTAGACGCGTATAGTCGACGGCCTAAAGACTGCATTCACAATTTAGGAGAATATAAACATGGCAACAACAACATTTTCGGGACCAATTAAAGCGGGAACGATATCAAATACTACAGGAACTACACTTGGAACAAACATTAAAAACGTTGGTCAAGTGGTAATGTCTCAATCAGCTGCAATTACACAATCTACAACTGCTGCGGCAACAGGAATTGTTATTCCTGCAAACAGTCAGATTTTAGAAGCAACTGTATTTGTAACTACAGCTTGGGATAACTCTTCAACTTTAAGTATTGGTACTTCAGCTACTTCAAATGAACTAGCAACTGCTGTTGCAGTATCAACTATCAATACAATTAAATTAGCATCACAAGCAACTATTACAGATGCTGATGCTTGGGTTGATGTAGGATCTACTGATGTTCAAATTTATGTTGACGCAAGTGCAACTACTGCAGATGTTGGCAGAGGTATCTTGACTGTAACATACGTTCAAAACAACAATTTAGTTTAATTAAAAATTAAAGAGCTCCTTCGGGAGCTCTTTTAAACAGGAGATTACATGAGTTATAAATC